CACACGCGGGCATGGCCGGTCAGAAACGACCGTCCCGCAAGCGCTGAGCAGCGCCGTCGCGCTGAGCATCACGAGCAGCCGCATCGGCCTTCTCCTGTGTCTGTTGCGCCCGGATCGCGGCCTCGCCAGCGACCTCCTGCTTCGCCTGTCGGCGGATCCCAGCGCGCCACGTCAACAGCGCAACAATAGCCGCAAACACCGCCGCTGCGTAGCGTCCAACGCGCGATGTTACCAGCCATGCGAGCGCGTTCCCAAACATCACCTCACCGCCACGATCAACACGACTAGCGCGGCCCCAGCCGCCGCCCATAGCACGCCGGCAAGGGCGGAGGGATTCGCGGACCAATCCCACAAAGGCAGTCGCTTGCTACCTGCCTTGTATTCCGCTTCCGTCCTTTCCCGCATCGCATAGGCCGCCACGGCTCCGAGTGCGGACGGAACAGCGATGGCGAGGTCCATGCGTCTAGTGGCCTCAAGCACGCCCCACCCGACTAACGTCGCCAGAGTAGTGAAGCCAGCCGCAAGGCCCAGGTGGCCGACATGGGAAACGAGTCGTTTCAGGGGACCGGGTTCCATCGCATCCTCCTGCGCTCAGGGACGCCGTGTCCTCAGCCACGCCGCTGCAACGTAGGCGGCGAACCCCACCAGCACGAGACCAGCCACGATCAGCGCAATGCCGATTGGAGTGCTCAAACCGTTGAATGCGGAAACAATGGCAGGAACGGCCCCCGCTGCTGCGGTTACACCGGGCAACACCTGCTGCAAGACCTGCACGGTGTCCGTATGCCGCGCTTCTTCCATGGTCATGGACGGGCGCGCGGCACGTTCCAGCGCTGCGCGCTCGATGGCGGCGAGGCGGTTGAACCAGCCTGGGTTGGCGCGAGCGTGCGGGCGGCTCCGCAGGTAGCGTTCGCGCTCGGCCTGGAAAGCCCGGATGGTGGAAGGCACGTCCGCGCTCCTGGCGGCGGCAAGCGTCTGCTGGCCAATGACGCCATCCACACGAACACCCAAAATCCGTTGGAGCGTTCGCGCTGCTTTGCCGGGGCCACCATGCACGGCCCAGTCAAACACCACCAAGTCTAAGCCCATCGGGAGATCATCCCCGCGCACCGGATTCCAGTAGCGCGCGAAGTAGATTTCGCGGGCTTCCTCGCGGGTGAGTTTCCTCACGTCCTCGGCGGTCAGGTCAGGGTCCCCTCGCCAGTCGCGCAGGGTGTCAAGCGTGATGCCGAAGTTGGTCGCACCGCCAGGGTCCTCCGAAGGCGGCCTGTTGGCGAAGCCACCCTCCTTCTCGAACACGATGGCCATGCATTCCTGAAACTTGCGGTTCATGGCACGCTCCTGTTGTTCTGACGAGTTTGCATGTCGTAGAGTCTGCGCAGATCGGTAGCCATATCTGTAAGCCGCGTTTCCAGAACGCCCACACGAAGGTTGATCAGCGCGGTCAGTTCACGTATCGCTCCATCTTGCCGTTCGTCAACCAGCGCACGAGCGGCGTTGATGGCCGTCTGTTGCTCAGCGCGCAGCGCCGTTTCGCGGCGTTCGTCCTGTATGGCACGCTCAAGCGCCGCTGTCCGCGCATCCATCGCGCGAAGTTCGCGCTCCAACGCGAGCACGCTGTCCCGCATGGAGATAAACGACGCGGCAGCGGCGAGCATCAGCGGCACAAGCGCGATGGACGCGAACCTTTGAAGAAGGATCAGCCATACGCTTTCGGCAAGACGCTTCGGAACATCATTCATAGCCGCGACGCTTTCACAAATAGCTCGTCCACTTGGCTTTCGGACAAGCCAAGCGCTCGCGCCAACTCTGCGATCAGCGGATCATCGCGCCACCACTCAGTCGCGTCCTCATAGGTGATCCGGACAGCGGGCGGAGCGTTGGCGATGGCGGCCTCGACGGCATTGAGAAGCCCGGCGTTGAGCAACGCAAGGCGCGCTTGGCGGCGCGTCACGCGATGAGGAACGGGCGGCGGAGCGTTGCGCAGCGCCTCGATCTCAGCAGCTTCGGCGGGGGTTGCGTCGCGGACGATGGTCTCGCCCGTGGCCGCGTTGATGGACTGGATGCGGATCATGACTTCTTCAGTCCCATGACGACGAGACGACCCACGTTTGCAGTAAGGTTAACTGGCGATGTGATCCTAAGCCCATCAACCCACCCAGAACCGCCAGTGGCGCGACCATACGTGTGCATGAAATACATAACGTTCGAGCTGTTCTCCTGGAAAAAAGTGATTGCTTGCAACAATGCCATTTGGTTGGATTCCGTCTGCGATATAGTAATGTTTGACACCATTCGCTCGGTCTGAATGCCTGAAGCGGTAATGACGAAGTTTGATGTATTTGATTGACTTCCTGAGTTCACTCCAGTGGGCCAAACACTCAACCTAAGTTGGAAATAACCAGTCGAAACAAGGGACTGATTTCGATACACTTGAACGACAAGGGCTGACGAAGAGTTTGATGTTGGCAGCACATTGAGCAGGTGAGCCTGCACCAGATAATAGTCCGCCAAACTGAATCCAGTAACATCAATGATCGTGCTGTTGGTGATGGCAGCATCAACAAGCGTAACCCACCGGTCTCCGGCATCCACATACGCTTTGCGTGTGGCGTGGTTGGGGTCGGTGGGGTTGGAGGCGGGCAGCGTCTGCGGCTGAGTGAATACGTTAGCAAACGCAAGGCGGGCGTATCCCGATTCAAGTTGAGCTTGTGTCAAAACGCTGAGATCGCCGCGCACCTGCGCTGCGGTCCTGCCTTCAATCGCCGTGCCGCCAGGAGCAACACGCAAAAACGTTTGTGGCGTGTTCGGAAGAATGCCGCCAATCAAACCAGCTGACACGGCATCCGCAATCGTGTTTGCGTCAAACTCCTGCTGCCAAAGATTGGCCGCAAGATCAGCTGCAAAGTTAGCGCTGATATGGCTGCTTCGGCAAACGTAAGTAACTGGATCAGTAGGGTGTCGGACCCTCTCGCCGACATAATAAAGCGTGGCGCCAGTCCATACGCCGCGCCAACGCGGCACTAGACCATGCACTCCAAGTTCAAGCTGCTCCGTCCCGCGCGTGACGCGCTGGATTACGGGCTTCTCCACATAATGCAACCCTGGATACTTGCCGTCACTATCCAACGTAATCGGATTTGCCCGCAACGCGGGTCCGGTAGGGCCTGCATATACAGTAGCATAAACGCCAGTGTTTGCGAGGTTCTGGTTCACCTCAAACACTTCGACTGTCGCACCCGCATATAGTGGGTTTGCCAGAGCAAAATCCGTGAGATAGACGCGCAGAGTCATGGCAAAACCTCAAAACGGGTTGACAGCCACAAGTCTCGGTTCGTCCGCTTGCTCGTGCGAATCGTAATCCATAAGATCGTAAAGCAGCGCTTTTGCCGTCACCTGCATCTCGCGCACCTCATCGGCAGGCAACTTGCGAACTGGGCCGTTTCCGATTTCCGCCGCCAGCGCTGTCACAAGAAACAGATGCCAGTTTTCGCGCACCTCATCCATTTTGTTAGTTGGACCGCGCGCTTGAAAATCAGGCGTAAACGGCTGCAATACGAGTTCAATACGATGCAACGGCGGCGTTGGAGGAGTCGGCCAAACTCGCAAAACAGGATCACGGCTACGGTCGATGTAGCAGCACTCCGGCGGACCAGCAGTCGCGGTGCCATCGCGCGACTCCCACTCTTGCCGCCGCAAAATGGCAATCTGCTCCCGTTCGCCTGTGCTGATGGCAACACGCCAGGCGGAAATGACTGACTGCACCTCCACCCCGCCGGCCAACGAGGCCGAAAGAACATAGGACGAAACGCCGCCCGTAAGCGTGACGGAAAGCGTGTTCGGAACGCGCCACCACGCTCGGCGAAGCGACGACACATGCGACACAATCATGTCGAGCCAGTAACGCGCCTCAGCCATCTCGGCCGCATCCGCGCCCGTGTCGCGGATCGAAAAGGCGCCGATCTTTCTCAGCGCCCGCTCGCAGATTTCGTTGATGGTGAGACGCTTGGGCACGGCTTACCGCCCCGCCAGCACGGCATCCAAAGAGGGCGCATTCAGCATCTTGGCCGCAACGTCGGCGGGAAGCGCATCCTCATCGAGATCGGGATCCGGCAGCGGCGGGCTACCGCGCTCCTCCGGCGGTGCCGCTTTGGTGACAGGCGCACGCCGCAAAAACTCAATGAGGTCGTCACGCTTCGGACGCTTCCCAAGCGTCTCGCTGCCGCCGCGCGCACCAGCCCGCGCCAGCAGCGCTTCGTAGGTCAGCTCCGACAGATTGGCCACCACCTCATCCGGACCAAGGGTAATGCCGCTCCCACTCTGGTTCATCTTTGCCTGCTCCGGCAGGCTGGGAATCCGGACATTCTGCGACGAAATCACGACAAACGCCGGGTCCCGCAGAAAAACGCGAGCATCCTCCTCCGGCATGAACGTCGGTTCGTCAGACTTGAGCGCATACAGCTTCCCGTTTTCGCGGGCCTGATGATAACGCGGTGAGCCGGGAGCTGCGTTGCGATCATAGACCGCCCAAAGATCGCTTGTATCGGTCATGTCATACTCTCCTCAGAAACCGTTTGAAAACGCCCCCGGCCAACCTTTCGATGACCGGGGGCACAGCCGCCACCTTACGCCGCCGCGTGCAGACGATACGGCAGGTCGATGAACCCCTGCGCGCTGGCAGTGGACGAGCTGAGAGTGTAGGTGACGCGGCGCGTATTGGTGCCGGTGAACAGGTGCGGTCGCGGCGTCCGAACCGCCGGGGTGGTGGCAAACGCTTCACGCAGCAGAGCGCCGAGCGAGGCGGCGTGCGTGCCTTGCACCGGACCTGCGGTGGCCAGCGACACCGCATCCAGAAAGCCGCTTGCGTTGCCGCCAGTTCCGGTTGACAGCAGCCCCACGTTCAGCGTGCGGCTGGCTTCGGCCGTCGTCACCAGCACAATCGGCGTCGGGAGCACCACGGCATGAACCGGGAAGTCAATGCCGGTGTTCGTTTCGACGTTCGCCGCCGTGTCCTCAATGGCGAACGGAATCCGGAGCACATGGTCCTGCCGGTTCGGCTGGAAGAACTCCGTCGGCTTTCCTGCCTTCACCCCGAGGCGGCGGAGGGCGCGCCCAGAACCGTCAATGCCGTAAATGTCCACGGTATCCACCGTGTCCAGCGTGGCAAAACGGATCTTGCCGCGCGTCGGAGTCAGCGGGTTTGCCAGCGACGCAAACGTGTCGGCGTTGAAAATCGTCGCCTTGCGAGGCGTGCCTGCCGTGCAGACAATCACCGCGCCGCCGGCGGTAAGTTCGCTGTCGCCGACATCGAGGTTCTGAAGCTGGATATCGTAGATCACGTAACCGAGCATCTGTATCTCCTTTGTCTGGCCTAGCGCCAGATCGGTTGGAGGTTGACGTAGTGCGAGGCGGCGGCGGGTTCTCCGCCGCCGCCGTCGCGGTTACACCGTGGCACCCGCCGCAGTGTAGATCGACAGCACGCCAAAGTCCTGGCGCGTGTTGTTGTCGTAGATCGACTTGTAGGCCGGCTTGAGCATCCCGATCATGCGGCCGACGCTGAGACCAGGACGGTTCCTGTAGTCCGTCACCTCCGCCTCCTCGAACATCGTCTGCCCGATAGTGGCGAAGGCCAGAGCCTGCGCGCCCATCAGCAGCGCCTGCGCGCCGTGAATGGTCCCGCCAGCGCCCCACCGGAAGCCCGTGGCAAGGCCAAGCGTCGTGCGCACCTTCTGGTGATCGTATAGCACCAGCCCATCCACCACGGCAAGCGCGCCACGGAACAGCGGGTTGGTGTCCCCGCGAGGACCGGCACGGCTCACGACGGTCTGATAGTTCGGATCCGTCTTGAGATCCCGCGCCTGCTCCGTGGACATGACGACTGCGTAATAGTCGCGGCCGCCGGACCGAATGGGACGCATCCGCTTCCGCTTCGCGTAGGCCTGGGCCGACACGAGAAGGTTCCACGTCATCTTGTCGGCTGCGGTGAGGGTCGCAGTCGAAGTCGCCGCACCCGCAAAGAACTCGCGGCCGGAGCTCGGCGCCGTCACATCTGCCGCAAAAGCAAGCGACGGAAGCTGCGACGTGCCGGGGCGCGTCGTCCCATCCAGCCGGAAGTTGTAACTGACGCCGGATGCGGTCAGGAACATCAGCTCATCGAGCTTGTCCCCAATCCAGAACCCCAGCTTCTCGCGCGCCGTCTGGCGGAACACGATGACGGTTTTCTGCTCCGACATGCGGCCCTTGCTGCGAGTGCCGTGCCGCAGAAGGTCGATGCGGATCTCCTGGAGGTCGTTGAACAGCGGTTCTTCGTTGCCGGTGAGCATGTTGTCACCGACCACGCCATCCTCCTGCATTTCCGACACAAGCTGGATGGCGACGATCGAACCGCGCTCCGTCTCGGTCAGGTCAGTCACACGCTGAATCGGCGTATTCATGCCTGTCGAGACAAAGCCGTTGCTCATCCAGAAGTTCTGGTCAGTCCCAGCCTTCCAGATTTCCGCGGCCCAGACCTTCTTCTGTGCCGCGCTAAGCGCAGCAAAATCGGTGGCTGCCATGCCACTATCTCCTTGCCATGATTCGCTCCTTCGTAGCCGCAGGCAGAGCCGCCACTTCCTCATCCGACATCGCCAGCAGGCGATCTTCGGTCAGGTCGTTGGCAGCGCCACCGGGGCCAGTCAGAGCAACGTCGGGTGGAAGCCGGTCAGCCATGTCCATTTTCGCCACTCGCGCTGCTGCGGTTGGCGTCATGGTCGGCTTTCCGGCCTTGTTGGGGGACTGTTGCGCTGATGGCTTGGAGGCAGGCACGTTCCAGCGCGGTCCGTAGGTATCGGACAGCCTGGCAATGTGTTCACGGAGGCGAATCGTCTCCGTCGGCCCCTCACCGTAAGGGCGCCCTTCGGACGCCGCTTCGATGTAGGCAATGCGCGTCAGATTCTCCACTTGCGCGGGAGTAAGCGCACGCGCATACGGGTGCCGTTCGTAAAGCATGTTGAGGTGTTGCTCCTCAAACACGCTGTCGGCCAACCCAGGCCGTGGAGCAGCAAGCCGCGCTTCGCGGATCGCGTCAATCTTCGCTTCCGCTTCGGCACGGAACGCTTCAAGTTCCTCGAACGTGATCTCACCGCGATCAGCCCTTTTCGCCTGCTCACGGATAGAGGCGCGAATCATCTGCACCTCATCCATGGGCTGCAAGGGCGTCGCCGCAGCGGATTCGTTCTGCGGTTGCTGCTGCTGGTTGAGACGAGTTTCGAGCGCTTCCAACTTCCCCCTGAGATACGCCGCTTCCTCGGCCACGCGGCGAGCGCGTGCGGTCATTTCCGCGAACCGTTCGTAAGGAACGGGTCCCGGCTTGGGAGGGGTTGGCTTTGCCGGCGGTTCGGCGGGAGCTGCGGCTTCTGCCGCTTCACCCGTCGTTGGCTCTGCCTTTGGCGCTTCGTCGCCGGCCGTCTCTTTCGCTGCCTCAAGGCGCGCGGCCTCAAGTTCCTTCGCGTCGAGATCAAAACCAGGCGGCGGCGCGGCAGGCTCCGGCGCTCTGCTCTCTGCTGCCGTGTTGCCGGCTTCTCCGGCGTCCTGTCTCTCAGTCATCAGATCCTCTATCGCGGGACGGGCGGTGTGATCATACGCTGGAAACCGCCAGCGAACGGCCTGTAGCGTCTCGCCCTACAGGAAGCGAAACTGGTCAATGGGACGCACCCTGTCTGCGCGCAAGAGTCGCCTTCACGATCTGGTCCTCTCGCAACTCCAGCCTTGCGGTGCGAATCCGCTGTTCCCTCCATGCCGCCACTGCACCAGCCAGCATGTCATCCTTCGTGATGCCTTCCCGGCGCATGTCCGCAAGCGGCCACTGAATGATCACGTGCAAATCCGAATCTTCGTCCCGCCAAAACCCACTGATTTCCTGCGTCTCGTCTGACCAAGCAACAACCCAATGCCCTCCTGCGTGATGCTCCTCATTGAGATCTAGCGCAAGTTGCAGCATAAGGTCAAATACCTCCTCGGGCGGCGTCGGGACGCCCAATCCGCTCCCACGGCATACTACTCTGCCGTCAGTAAACGGCACAACCGCAAACCATGTCTCGCCTTCTATATTCGCCGTCAGCATTGCCCGCAAGTCAAAAATGACGGCATGGTCTGGCAAATCATGCGACGAACGCATAGTGCCGATCAACCAACTTGGCCCTGTCGGAGTCAGGTTCGGAATACCAAGATTGGCACGCTTCACATCGCCGCTCATGCTAGCTGTCCTTGGGGAACTGGGGCACCAGGTTCTCCTCCGGCCGGCAGCGACCCGCCGTCCGCTCCGCGAAGCGAACCGCCGGGACCGCCGCCTCGGGGTTGCGGTGCAGGCGCCATACCGGCCGCCGCCGCCTGCGCCTGCGCTTGCCGCACCGTCTCCAACGCCTGCTTGAGCTCTTCCTTGCGCGCAATCGAAGCTGCGTCGATGATGAAGCCGTCGGGAATCGGCATCCCGATTTCCTTCATTCTCATCAACTCATCGTATTGCGCTTCAAGGAACGACTTGGACAGCGGCGTTTCGTCGACAACAGTCTCGTAACTACCGACGGCCAAGTTGTTTACAATCCCTTCTGCAACGCGCTGGTTTACAACCATGCGAATCGGATTCCGCATGTGTTGGCTGCCGCCGGTAACAACGATGATTCGTTCTTCTGTATAATGGTTTTGAATAAGATTCAGTTGAACACGGCCAAGAAGCAACTTGCTTCGGCGGAAGTTTGCCATAGTCAGCTCTTGACCAATGACTGCTTGCCGCTGACGCCGCTCTATTGCGCGCCCCGACTGATTTGCAGCGTCCAGCTGGCCTATCGCTGCTTCGTTGATGCCAGCAATGCGCAGGATATCTTCTTCGGCGTCCTTTTCAACTTGGGCAAAGGCGACGGGTGACGTTCCCGGCTGAATCTCTTGTGGCGCAGGCAATGTGCCGTTGCGCGTGTCATACTCCACAATGACGCCAGGCGTCGAACCAAACCTTTCAAGATTCTCGCGCTGCTGCGCGTCCAGACTCCCTTTTGCAACCTTCCACCCGCCATGCGACGAGCGCATGAGAATGTGCAACCGCGTCGAACGCCGCTTGTTCACCTCGTCCTGCGCGTCAGTCAGGTCCTCCACCATCCCCTTCGTGACGCCACGCCGGAAGTAAGGGAAAAACGGCACAATGGTGAACTGATCGTATGGACTCCACTCGTCATAAACGATCTGATCGCCAAGAACGTGGGTCCACCGCACCCGCTTAGTCGGCAACTGCCGCAACACAACAGGCGCGCCCTGTTCGTTGGCCCACATCAGCGCCTTCTCAACGCGGGTGCGATCCCACTCATCTGGAATCGCTCTCTTATCCCCCGTCTCCAAATCAACAAAAAACCAACGCTTCGTCAGCACATAATGCTGAATGTCAAGCAACCGCACCGTTTTCCGCGTCGGATCAAGCGCGTCAGCCAAATAAGTTTCGTAAAACTGCTATCTTCCACTTGCGCAAACGTTGTCGGCGGAGAAACCGTATCACTACTTTCAAAACCAGCACTTGTTGGAAACCCAGTCACCCCTCCGCGCGACATGAACGGAGCAATACGATTGAGCGCTTCCCTACCGTAAAAGAAATCCACCTCTTCGGCCGACAACATTCGCTCAATCGTGACCCGCCCCCAATCCCGTGGATCATAACTGGACGCGTCACAGTCCGGAAACACGCGCAACGGATCAACTGCTCGAACGAACACTTCTCCAAGAAGATTGCGCCGAAAATCCAACCGAATGTCGTAGTAACCCCTACCAGTTATAATGCCATCCAAAAACACTTCCGTATCAACATACGGCATCTGCGATGATTCAGCAATCTGCTTGGCAATATGCGTCAGCGCAGCCGCCACCTCATCACGACCCGTCCCATCATGACCTGGCAAATACCGCAAGTCCGACTGGTTGTTGAGAAAATATCCCAACACTATATTGACCAGCGGCCGAATCTTGTTCAGCGTCAGCACCGGACGCTTCGCCGCCAACAGCGCAGCACGATCCGCCTCCGACCATTGGCGGCCCTCCGTGTAGTTGACCGCCTTCTTGGCAACCTCCGCCCACTTGCGCTGCGCCTCAGAATCTCGCTGAAAACGTTGCGCAATAA